GTTAACAGTTGCCAAAGCTGGATCAGCTTCAATCTCACGCATACGTAAGCTATCTACACGAGAGCTATCAGGATATGCATTTTGTAAGTAACGACCATCTAAGATCAAATCACGTAATACAGTCTCACCTAAACCAGATACTTGTGCAGGAGCTTGAGTTTCAGATACTGTAATACACTCTACTTTACAAGGGTCACCAGACTCGTCAACTACAGAAGCGTAGATATACAAAGGCTCTAAACCGTAGAAATCAGTAGGAGTAAAAGTACAGCTACCAAAAGTTGTGTCTACATAAGCAGCAATGATATCTAAGTGGCTGTTTACAGCTGTCAAAGTAGATGTAGCAGGAACATAAGTACCAGTTACAGCAGCATCAAAAATAGCAGCATTAACGTTTGTAGAAGCTGTAGCAGCTTTACTAAGCACTACGTTAGCGTTACCAGCAGAAGCTGAATCAGCAGCACCTACAGATACAACAACTGTATTAGCAGGGATACCAGCAGCAACCACTTTGTCACCAACTGTAAATTTAGTACGATCAGCATTTGCTACAGCAATAGTTGCAGAAGCAGCTGTTGGATCAATAGCTACACTAGCATGAGCTTCAACCCATACTTTAGCTTGTACAAAGTCTTTTAACAAAAGAGCTTCATTAATTTGATCTGCCCATTTCAAAAGAGCTACAGTGTGATCAATTGCACTGTTAGAAGCATCACAACATCCTGTGTAAGCATCTAATGTTTTGTACAACTGATGGTTTAAGAAACGTAAAGCAGGAGAACCTTTAACATCTAAACGTAGACGGATAGTGCTGTCGCAAGCAAGACCTGCACAAGCATTAGCTTCTACTTTAACGATTTGGTTCTGAGCAGGCTTACTAGAAACTTTAATAAGACGGCTTACATACTTAGGGTTGATTACTTTAGACTTTACAGACTCTTGGTATCCACCGTGTACGGGGCCAATTTTGTCTTTAGCAAAGTAAGAACCTTGAGCAAGGATAAAAGGAGCAGCTTGAGCAGTTACTGAGGCAAATGTTTTGGCATCAAAGAAACCAATTTGACCAGCAGTTAAAGCAGCAGTGCTACCTGAGCTAGCTAATGTTGTGCTAGCTGGCAAGAAAGACTTGCGAAATGCATTTGGAAAATACATAGGGCTTTAATTTAAGGGTTTATAAAAAAAATATTTTTAACTTAAGAACATCAATTTATACTTGGTAGAAGCAATCAAACTCTTTATCTCATCTAGTTGGTTTACAACTTCTGAAAAAGGCATGATCTTTTGTAACTCACTTACTTCCGCATATAAATCTTTTATGTGAGAGATTGCTTCCTGTACAGAACCACATTTATATGGTGCTACTACTGGAATTTCTAGAAGCTTCTCACGAGCTCCTTGGTATTGTTCAGCTACCGCATCTACTAAATCTGGCATACCATCATAGAACTCATTTAGAGCCTTATGAGCGGCATAAGAACCAGGGCCAGTAATCTTTAAATGCAACTGATGCATACTGGTTGTAAGACCTTGAGCATGAGCAAGCATAGCTGCTGTCTCAGTACAAGGACCCATTGGACCAGGTCTAGATAATTTCTGTAATGCCATGGTTAACTATTTCTTTGTGCGTTCTGCGTTTGTCTTTGGTACTGGTTCATATTTTCTGTATCACCAGCTAGTATAGCCACAGCTTCATCTAAGATTATCTCAGCAATATCATCTCTGAATTCACAGATCTGATTAGCTGCAAATGCAAACCCGTTACCTGGATCTACACAACCTGCTATTTCAACATTCTTAGGAAGTCTATAATAGGTCATGTGTGTCTTTGTAATAATAAATTCCTTGTTTGTATAAACTCTTAATTTATTATTAATGAGCGTACTTAATGTTTCTGCCCATTCAAAGTTTGGTTTACGGTTATCATCTCTTAAAAACTGACTTACGTTATGCTCTTCAGCATGGTATACAGTCATATCTCTTTCTGGACAACAGTCTGATTTTGCTTTACAGTCAACTCTTACATAATGCAAGTAATCTTTAGGTAAGCCTTTAGACTCATAATAGTCATCTCTATTAATCATAGTGATTGGTAATTCAACCAATAACTTTTGTAAGTCATCCACTAACCCACCAGATTGCTCAGCACCTTCTTTTCTTTGGTTTATGCCATACATTTGTCTGCGGACCCATTCTACTTGAGCTTTGTTAAAAGCTTCAGCAATCATCCAACATTCTAAGTTGTCATAATCCATAGAGTCTAATTTATTTAGACGCTGCTTGAATTTTATCTGTAAGAGATTATTGTTCATAGTTTACTACTGGTTCCAGTATTTTTCTACCTTCTTAGTTAAGTCTATCAAGATTTCTTCATTCAAAGGATTCTTTAAATACTCAACAATGTCTGAAGGGGTTCTACCTAATAATGTTGTTGTCTGCATGTGATAAATAAACCCGTCAGCTTTTGTAGAAATGAACTTATAATAACTACTATCTTTTACAATAGCTCTTATTTTTACAGTCTCCATATCTAGATTTACAATATCCATAAATCTTTCAGCGGTCTTTCTCTTATCCTTCTCTACTAAGTCACCGTTAATATATTTATCCATGTTGTCATAGATAATATCATTAGGCGTAGACTTTTTATATTGAGCAGAATTAGGATCTAATACCTTAGCGATATAGAACAACTTGTTCTGATTCTTATCAAATAACTTTTGTAACTCAGACAATGCTTTGTTACGCATTTTCTTAACCTCAGTATTTACAGAAGCAGTCTCTTCCAATTTATCTAAGTAAAACTTAGGAGGAACTGGCATTCTTCTTGCTTCTTCTAAAGACTTGGCTATGATACTAAAACCACCAGCTTCTATTGCATATAGTCTGATTAAATCATAAGGATCTTTATCAGGCTCTAAGTATACTGGTTCGTTACCACATCTTATTTTTATCTTATCCCAAAAGTTATCATTATCTGGTTTTAAGAGTTTAGTCTTATTCCAGAACTGATCATCTTTAGGATCAATTACATTAGCAGCTAATTCTTTTTCAAGTTGTGCTACAATTGCTCTAATACTTTTAATCTTAGCTTCTTGTTCTTCCATTGGTAAATCTTTTACGTCTGGAGAAAATTCATTAAGACCTGTCAAGTATCTTTTGATACCATTGATTTCTAAACATGCTAATTGTTCTTCATGGAATGCTCCGTCAAAAAGACTTAAGCCATACTTCTGAAGACCCATATTATCAACCTTAGGGTCAAAGAATGGGCGGATAGCAATAGTAGAACGTTTGTTTTGTGGGTACTTTTCCACAATAGTTACACTACTCATATTTGGTTTTTTGGTTTTTAATATCTGAAGGAAACCTTCTGATCAGTATAGAACCTGTTGAAGGTTGCAAGCCTTCTAGTGATCAGCTAGTTGCGTACAACAGGTTGGATTTTCTTAGAATACTATTCTAAGGGAGGGTATAGATACAAGAGCCTGGGAGATTTTACCTCCCAGGTCCTGTAAATATTATTTAGAATGAACCACCAGTTACTGGGTTTCTCATAACGATCTTCAATACCTTAGTTGGATCTTTAACCCAAATAGCAGGCATTGTTTGTGTCATGAATACACGGTATCCGTTGAAGTTTCCAGAAGACTGGAAGCCTTGTGTACGTCCCATGTAATCCATTGTACCGTTTTGATAGAACCATTTCAATTGGTTATCCCAACTTAACTTTAACAAGTAGATGTTATCGTTAGTGTTATCAGTTACATCAAAAATGATGAAGTTGTAAGAAGATAATGGGAAACCATCAATGATTGGATTCTCAATATCATTAGTGTGGATGTTATCAAACGCTGGGTTCAATACAAACTTAACGTTAGCTAAGAAAGGAATAACGTATTGAGTGTAAGCAAAACCAAAGTTTAAGTCCATACCTTTTCCAGTGATAGCACCAATTTCAGAAGCGTTGATTACTAAACCAGAATTGATAGCTTCTTTCTTAATAGCTTCGTTGATCAATTTCATACCACCTAAACCAGTTTGTACAACTAATGAACGTTTAGGATCTGGACCTTGAAACTCAACCTTACCATTGAAGAAGTTGAAGATTTCAGATTTGAATAAATCTAAGTTGAAAGAACCTTTATTGTAGATACGCTTGAAAGAGTTATCTAACTGCTTCCAAAGACCCACTGATAAACGGATATCATCTGGACCATCTTGCTTAACTTTACCACCTTGACCCCACATTAAGTAAGTTTCAATGTCGTTAGCAATTTTAGTCAAATGAGCTGCTTCCATGTTAGTTAAGAATGTACGAGTCAACTGACCTGATTGGTAAGCTTTCTTTACATAATCTTTACCCATTTTAGAAGCCATGTCTTCTAAGTTTGTGATAGAAGGATCAGCACTTTGGTCAAAGTTTCTCCATAACTCAGTTACAGGAACTGTACCATCAGCTTTCATACCACCTTTCATCATTAAGTCAGCACGAGAGCTAACAGAATAGTGAACGTGTGCTTCTGCACCACCAACATAGTTGTAGAATTCACGGAAACCTGCATTGATGTTACCGATGTCAGAGAATCTTTCACCGTACTCACCACGTGCAGAACCTTTACGGAAAACTTTAGTTCCAACTTTTAAATATTTGTTATCCAAATACTTAGCGTTGTCATTGTTTACCAATTGTACTGTGTAGATGAAACCGTCACCAGCTGGGATAATATCGTCACCAGTGATGTACATTTCAACACCATTGTACTTGTCATAAGTGATGATATCACCATGACCGAAAGAACGTTTATTTACTTTAATCTTGAAAGATTGACCATCAACGCCTTTTGTTGCGTTAGCTGATTCAATATCTTCCACGATATAAGGAAGATCCTGTGTTACAGGGATCTGCCATTTGTACTCACCACGAGCGTTATCTACAGAGATAACGTTCTTACCACCGAAGCTAGACATCTGGTACAAAGGCATTTCTACTTTTTGTGCCATAGCCCACAAATCTACAGGACCTAAGTCTGTAGGTTCAGCTGACTTCAGTAAGTTTGAAAGGTGATACGAATCTACGTGTGAACTTGTTTGATAGCTGGTATCACGTAGAAATATACCATTGTTCAAAACTGGAGTTGCCATAAGGCTTTTTAATTTAAAGGGTTAGAAATTATAAAAGTTATCTTTTAAATATATTTGCGGGTCTAACGAGCTTTCTAGATTTTGGTTCATCATCTTCTTGGTAAGTACTTACATTCTTTCTTGACTGTTCAGTTTTTAACTGACGTACTGTTTGCTCTACAGCTTGATTCTTTCCTTGTTTTACCAAGTTCTGTCTGTATGCTTCCGGATCTGATAACAACCAAAGTGCCTCAGCTATCAAAGGGTAATTTGGTTCTACAAATTGGTATTTCTCTAATAGGTGTCCCAACTGATTAGTAGGTCTTCCACTAATGGATGGGTACTGGGGCTGAACTAGTCCACTATACAATTGAGCTTGTGTTTTCTTATCTAACTTCAGACCATTAATTTCTGCCGGTCTTAAAGCTTCAAACACATTTTGCATATAAGCGTCAGCTGCTTGTTCTTGCTGAATCTTTCTGTTTTCTTGCTCAGCAAGTTGGGATTGTACAATCTCCTCTTGCATCTGATCTAACTTAGGTTTAAACTGCTTGGCTTTTTTCTCAAGCACTCCTAAGTCTTTCCAAGTAGTTACTTCTTCATCAATCTCATCTGCTGAACCAAAATTGGTAGCTTGTAAGTATTGACGGATAATAAACTCCTGATCATTGTCTTTTGTAGGATCTAATTCACGAACTTGTTCTACTGCTGATAAGGCTGAGAATAAACCTTTAAGGTCTTGTCCCCCATCCATTACATATTTAGCAGCGTACTGAAGTTCATCTGGTAAAGACTCAAAGAACTCTTTTGGAGTTTTAGCAGCAACTTCTTGTTTTAAATTATCAACGTTTGCTTGCCATAACTCATCTATATCTTTTTCTGTTAGACTACCTAAGTAATCTCCCAGATCTTGTTTGCTTTCATCATAGTCATCAAAGGCAAACATCTCCTTTGACTCTATGCGTTTTTTAAGAAACTCAACCAATCCAGATTTCTCTGTTTTAGGTCTACCTGCTTTTCCAGATTTAGAATCATCCTCGTCATCAAGGTTATCTAAATTGTCAATCAGGTCTTTAGCCTCTTGTTTAGTTACTGCAGGAGGTGGTGTTCCATGAGAAACGTCATCTTCCTTATCACTAGTTTTCTTGTCATCATCAGAATCAAGGAAACTTAGATCTGTTTTTGGTTGACTAAATATGTTAGGTTTAATATCTGTGGGTTCACCTACAGAACCAGTCGTTGGAGTAACAATACTATCAGCTCCTGGAGCACCTAACCAACTGTCAATATCAAGATCTACTTGTTGTACATTAGTTTGTACAGTGGTTTGATTATCAGCCATAATTGTTGGGTTTTTTATGTAGAAGTAATTGGGTACCTCTACATAAATAATATACAACTTTAAACCCTAAAAATTTATGGTGTGGTGTGGAGAACTAGCTAAAGTGAATAGTATAGAGCTATAACTATTTAGATTTTTTACCAGTATCGTACTTATTCTTATTTTCTCTAGCTATTTGTAGTTGTTTGTCTGCTATTTCTTTCTGAGCTTGTACTTTTTCTCTTTCAATATCTAATTTAGCTTTAGACATAGCATTTTTATTTACCTCAGACTCACGTTTAAAATTGATCTGATCTTTGTACTGATCTCTTTGACGAATCTCTGTCATGGCATCTTTAAAGTCAGACTCTTGGTTTTTGTTGATATCCATCATAGAGCCATATCCAGCAGCTCTAATTTCAGAAACCAATATATCTTTTTCACGATCCTTCTGAGCTTCGTCAGCTTTAAACTGCATATCCATTTGTCTCTGACGTTCTTGAGAAGCCAACATCTCTTGTTGCATCTGCTGCTGTTGTTGCATTTCAGCTTGCTTCTGAGCATTGGTTTTCTCTTCTGCAGACTTAAGTACACCGGTTAATTCAGCAATAGATTCAGATTTAATAACGTTTCCTAAATCGTATATAGAAGCACCTGTTGTATTATTGTTTATAGCCAAAGACTTTAACTGTTCCATAATAGCTCTGGAGTTAGTCTTTGTTGTACAGAATATATTAAGATCTCTCATTAATAAATTTGTACCATCCATTTCAAAATGAACTTTTTCATCACCTCCACTAATGTATTGTAATCTTAAACTAGGTTTCTTAGAATGATAATACTGAGCTAAGTCAGTTCTCATTTGGTGAACTCTTGGCATTAAATTATCAGAGTGTTGTATAAAGTACTGCTCTGTCTGTGCATAAGACGCATTCATAGCCTGTTCTACCCCTGTTGCAGTCTGCTGAGCAATAGTTGCTCCCATACGCTGAGGATTCAAGCCAATGGTTTCAAAAGCCTGATTCTTAAAGTATGTACCTAATTGTATACGAGATAGCAAACGGTTTGTTTGTTCTAAGTTTAAAACCTGATAATGCTGAAAGTTTAAAGCATTTTCTGTATTGGTAATAGAAGTATCCAATGGTAACATCTGGAAATTCTTCATAGCAACATAGGCTTTAGACAGATTATTTTTACCCCAGTCTTCTCCCATGGAGTGACGAGGCAAAGAGTTCTGATCTAAGAGGATCACCGTGCCGAGCTCATCTACTAAAATGTCTGCGATCTGGTTATTCACTATATTATAGCCTATTTGATAAGGTTTCATTAGATCTACTAATGAAGTACTTCTTGTATTTCTATCTCCAAAAACACAACCCTCTACAGGTAATTTACAACCATAAAGTGTTGCATCTCCTTTAAACTGGAATGGAATTCTTCCTGGCTTACCACCATTAAGACCTAAGTATATTGGGTTAATACCACCTGGATTATTCATACCCCAGAATGCTGGACGGTTAGGTCCAATCTTAATACCACCCCATGTTTCATTAATCCATATCCAATCTATATGTTCACCAAAGACTAAGTTGTCTTTAGATTTATCTTTATAAATAACAGTATTGTACTGAGGTTTATCTGTTACTTTATATATTTCTGTAACAATTTCTTGTATGATCTCACCCTCTTCTGTAATCTTAGTTAAATGCCCAAGTTTTCTTTGAGACTTCCAATATACAGTTGAGACTCTTAAAAGATGTGATTTGCCAAAATCAATAGTATCTTCTGAATCTGATAATATCCATTCTACTATATCACCTGTGCCAAATTTAGAATCATACAAAGAAGCATATTGTCTATATCCAAGACTTGGCATCTGAGTATTCCATTCATGAGAACGTGTACCATCATAGTATGTTCCATCATTCTGATACCCTTGTACAGCATAGCCGGCAGAACGTACAGGATAGATAGCTTCTAAAGCTTCTAGTTGTTCCTGTTTCATCATCCAACCAAACTTATCTATGACATCAGATACACTCATCATGTCCATTTTACCTACCCAGTTACCCTGAGAGATATAACGTACATCTGGTGACTTATGATAAAAAGTAAGTAATGGATTCCAAAGTTCTAGATCATAGTCATTTTCTTTCATATCAAAATGCCAGAACTCTCTATCAGTAATAAGCATGTCTTTAAAAGCACGCTCTTCTAATTCTTGTAATTTAAATCTTTCTTCATCCACAGACATCTGATGTGATGCCCATTGTTCTATCATTGAACGGTAATCTTTTTTAAAGAATGATTCAATTTCAGGTAATGATTTTAAATTATCAGGAGACATCATCTCTTGAGCTTCCTCACTCTCTGGGTCCATACCTTGGTTAATCATATTAATAACCATCTTTTGCTGAGCTTTTTGTAATAACACCTGCTCAACCATTGCTCTTTTTTCCTCTAACATTTCATTATAAGAGATGTCATCCACAGCTTTAAACATAATCCTAGAACTACGTTTAGAAAACTCATTAGCAAGTACATTCACCACATTAGGAATGATCGGATAAAACTTAAGTTCCAAAGCTGACGCATCCTCTTTAGTAAGTGTATCTATTAAATCAGCCATCTCATTGTCTTCCTCAACTATATAATCAGTCTTGTCTATAATACCTTTAGCTAGCTTGTAGTTCTTCATAAGTCTACGAGCATTACGTCTAAGTTGCTTCATGCCCTGAAACTCTAGCCAATCTAGGTTCCAAGCTCTCCACTCTTCATCTTTTTCTTTTTCAGGTAAAAACTGAATAGGTTGGGTAAGGGTACCCATCTTATTATAGTCAACCTTTTTGCCAGCTTTGAGATCTAGGGCATTATATATCTGCATGATTCTTAATTAGTTGTATAGGTATAAATAGAAAAAACTACCCCACCAGTAGTGTTTGTAGTATAATTGAATATGGAATTGTTAAATAAACTCATATTACCTAATGTTTTTAAAAGGGTTTCTAGGGAGTTGCATAGAATTAGGACCCCTTTTTGAGGTACCCATATGCCTAAAGGGGCTATAATTTAATTTACTAAATTTTTGGGAGTTATCCAAATGAGTTTTCGTAACTTCTACACGTTTAGCCAAGCCTCTATTAGATTGTTGGACTTTAGCAAAAGCTACTAGTGCAGCAAATGCTACCAACCTATCCACGTTGACACCATCTTGATAAGCTTGCATCTCTTTTAAAAGCATAGGATCAGGTATTCTCTCTACACCATAAATGGTTTTTACCACAGTTCCATCAGATAAAGTTTCTTGATCTAACTCTTCTTTTAAAAACTCAATGGCGTAGGATAAGATGTTTCCTTTAAATAAAGTACCCACGTTCTTCCAGCCATATTCTTGGAATACGTTTCTGTTAGCTCCAATATCTTTTAAAAACAGAATCATGTCCTTAGGAACTAAGTATTTCTGTTTCTTCTTACTAATCATGTACTGGATAAATAAAGCCACGTTATTCTCCACAATAGTCCAGGCATTATACCACTCTATGAGTAACTCTAGTCTTTCATGGGTTTTATTGATATCATCAAAACGTCCACACCAGCTAGCTACAATCTTATCTCTTTCTATACTGTTCTCTACATTACCATCTCCATTGTCTTTGATTATCTCAACAGGATTCTTGTATATGTAGATAGCACACAAAGAATCAGATGTATTGGTCTTACCTTCTCCTACCGGATCTACTGATCCATAGTACATACCAAAGGTTGGATCTTTATGAGGTCTTTCGTAAACACAAATAACACCTTCTTTATCTTCTGTCTTTTTAGAGATAGGCCACTCAGCAATAGGTATCTTTCTTGATGGCTTATCTATAATCTTCCCCTCAGCATTTCTAGATAGTTCTAAATACTCACACCCGTATTGTTTGTCTTGAATACGTTGCATCTGTTTAGATAACAAATGTGGTGGGAATATAGAAAGTTTTCTTGTTGCAAAAGCTTCTTCAATATTTCTGGGATGCTGAGATATTTCTAGCTGATAAGCTGCCGGTTCTAAATCTCTTTTTAATCTTTGGAACTCTTCTTCTAAAGCATCTAGTGCTTCTTTAACTAATGAGTTTCCGTACTGATCAATATAAGGTGGCATAGACCACTGTTCAGGAATAAACAATCCTGTAACTCCAATCGTTCCATTACTATCAATCAAGTTAGATGTCACACCATAGAATCCATTCTCTCTTGGTTTCTCTATATATAACTTTAGAGGTTCACATTGGTCCAAGTCACCCACTGATCCTGCAGCTATAAATTGACCTGTGATCATATGACCAGACTTCAATGCTGGTTTCATAAATCCATAAGTATCTTGCATACTAGGAGCAATACCTGCTTCCTCATGAAAGAAATAAGTTACCGGTCCACCGACACCATTGGTTGGGTTCTTTTCAAATGAGTATGAGTTGATACTAGACTTTAATCCTTTGTAAGTATCCCTGTTGTTTACCCTTACTTTAATCTGTTGATTCCAAGCTCCTACTTTATCTGGTTCTGCTGGACGGTACCAAGCAGTATGTTCATTTAAAAAGTTTCTGTATTCTTCTAAGAACTTCCAAGAACCTTTTTCGTTTATGTAATCTTTAAGACTAGCTCCTATTTTAAGTACAGCTCCTTCTTCAAATACCCATTGGTTAATTAACTTAGCCATATGGAAATAAGAAGATGCTATCTGACGTTTCTTTAAAATAATAGCATGAGCCCAGTGTAGTTCTGCAAGATGTTCGTACAAAGCCATGTGATACTGAGCATCTCTGACTTTAGCAAAGTCAAATCGTTTTTCTTCTTTATCATAAATAGGTAAAAAGTTTAACCACATGTAGTAATCTCTGGAAATATACCATGTGCAACCATTATTTTTTACAATGATTCCTTTTCTGCATTTAAGCTTCTGATCATCCCAATAACTTATGAAGTCTTTGGTTTTAATAGGAGCTCCACAATAGTATCCTTGCTTCTGAAACTTTCTAGCTTCAGCATTAAAGATTAAACTACTCTCATCAAAGTTATATTCACCTGGTTCTTTGAATAAAGACAATAAAAAATCTCTAAACTCCTCTCTGGTATAAAAGGAAGTAATATCCCAAGTACCATTGTCGTAAGTAGGTACTTCTATAAAAGGATTATTTAATGTCACTAGCTCTTGTTATATCTTTAATCATATCTACATCACCTTTACTTTTATGTAAAAGATCTAATAGTACATTTAAATGTTTAGCTCTTAAGACACCAGTTAGTTCTATGTTACTCCAATAGATCTGATATATAGATCTTGGTATTGCATTCCATAACTGAGTATATGGGTTATAATGAAATACCCAGTCACCCATGTAATCTGAATCAGGTCTTAGGTCTTCACCTATTGCTGCAAACTCTTTAATTTCTAAATCCGTGTATACTTCTGTTTTCATAAGTTATATTTTAAAGTTTTAGTCCATCCATTTACCATGTGTCCTTAAATGCCAAAATCTATGCTTTAACACTTCAATAACTAAAGCATAAAATGTATCAGCTTCATACGTACCTGCATTGCAGATTAGTTTAAATTTTGGTTTCATAGTTTTTAGTTTAGCTGTAGGAGAAGGACTCGAACCTTCATACAGTGATTCAAAAAGTAGCATAGTACTTGCAAGCTGGTGGTCAACCCCGTACTACTTTTCTATTTCATGATCTGTGCCCACGAGACGAGTGGGTGTGTATGCCTAAGTATGCTGAGATACTTTTTTTCACCATCCTACAATTTTGTAACTTATTACGTCAGTGGGAAGTTACCAAACCATCTAGCTTACGATCTAGCTCTTGTAGTGTGCCTATTTAATAAATAAGCCTTAGAGGAACTACGACCCCGTGTACTTAGGGGACATTATCTTTA